GGTGTGTACTTCATCTCCAAGGAGAATGAGAAGTCAGTGATGCAACCTATGCCTGCTATCTTTAACGAGGTATCAGAGTTCCAAATTGCCTATGTTCATCCATTACCAGTCAATGAACTTATTAAGGTTGACAATGCTGGTATGGGTCTATGCCTGATGCACAAGTCCATCGTGCCTAAGTTGCGCGAGAAGTTCCCTGACCAGTCTATGTTTGCAGAGCAAGAAGGAATCGGCGACAAGTATGTGTCCGAGGATATCGTGTTCTTCCGTAAGTTAAAGGCTGCAGGTATCGAAGTGCACGCCCACACTGGGGCTTTGGTTAAGCATATGAAACGCTTTGCCCTTGATGTTCACTACTATCAAATGTTTTGGACTATTGCCCAAGCACAAATGCAGGCACGCGCACAGGAAGATTAAGATGACAACAGTTATTGGTATCCAATACCCCGATAAGTGTGTCCTCTACGCAGACAGCGTGGTTATCAGTAATGCAACTACGCCGTTTAAACACCGGTCTATGGTTAAGATTGCTAAGCGTGGGCAGTACCTGATTGCTGCTGCTGGTGACTTCCGAGTTCTCCAGTTCGTACATCACATATGGGAACCGCCTACGCCTACGCAAGATGACCTCAAGGATACATTCCACTTTATGATTTCATCGGTGATGCCATCACTGCGTGATGACTTTAAAGAGAATGGGTTTGACCCGCACGACAAAGATGACAAGGGCGAGAGGTCGTTATCGTTCTCGCTACTCCTCTGTTTAAACGGTACAATCTTCGACATTGACGAGGACTTAACAGTTACTCTCAGTGACACTAACTTCTATGGCATAGGTAGTGGTGGTGACTACGCCTTGGGTGCATTGCACGCAGGCGCTACCGCGCTAAAGGCTATGGAGATAGCAGACAAGTTAGATATAAATACACAACCGCCATTCATTAAGCGCTCTCAAGAAAGGCTACTCAATGGTAAGCCAGCAAGCAAGCAACAAGCGTAGAGGTGCAGCGTTCGAGATAGAACTCGCTGACTGGTTATTGAGTCAGGGTTTAAACGCCCAGAGGTTGCCGCGTGCAGGGCGCAATGACATTGGCGATGTGTTTCTACCTACGGCAAATGACCTCTATGTTGTAGAGGCTAAAGCCCCACGGCGTGACGGCAAGATTGACCTGAGTGGCTGGCTCAAAGAGGCAGACATAGAGGCTGAGAACTACCGAATCGCTAAGAAGTTAAAGGTGGCACCCCATCCACTGGTAATTATTAAAGCATCTAACAAGGGAATCGGTGAGGCATATGTCGTACAGAGGCTCAGTGATGCGCTCGCAAAACTCTAAGCACGATATCGCAAAGGTACTAGAACACTATGGGTTCGAGATACCTTATGGGCGACACGGATGGGTGACTGTGCGTTGTGCGTTTCACGGTGATAGAGTTAAGTCAGCGCGTTTAAACATCGAGAACGGCGGGTTCCGCTGCTTCGGATGTGATATGGCTGGTGATGTTTATTCGCTCATTATGAAGAAAGAAGGATTGGACTATGGCAGGGCTGTCGATTTCGCAGAGAGAATTACTGGAGAAAGCAACTCAGAGTTACGAGGGCAATCTAGAACAAGTGCTCCCTTACCTGACGGGGAGAGGTATCACAGAACAGACGGCGCGCACCTTCCGCCTCGGCTTCGTAAGCGAGCCTGAGGTAGGGCACGAGCCATACATTGGTAAGTTGGCTATCCCATACATCACACCTACTGGCGTGGTGGATATCCGCTTCCGTAGTTTGGGTGGCGATGGGCCGAAGTATCTATCACGGCCTGGGGCTAACACCCATATCTACAATATCACTGCGCTCAACTCAGATGGTGACACCTTGGTTGTATGTGAAGGCGAACTGGACACAGTGGTAGCAACACAAGCAGGATTCAAAGCGGTTGGTTTGCCAGGGGCTAACAACTGGAAACCGTTTTACTCTCGTGTATTAGCAGACTGGAATAAAGTTTTGCTGTTTTGCGATGGCGATAACGCAGGTCGTGAGATGGCAAAGGGTATAAGCAGAGAACTCGAAAATGTTTTCTCAGTCTTTATGCCCGAAGGTCTAGATGTTAATGATGTCTATTTGGCAGAGGGTGCCGAAGGACTTAGAAAGAGAGCAGGCGTTTAAACAGTGAGCACACCAGAAGAACTATGGGAAACTATCTACAAGACTGCGCGTACTAGCGCACAACGCGTAGCCCGTATTCAGAGGAACCTTATACCAGCGGATGATTTGTACCAGCACTCTGTAGTTTGGGCGCTGGAACACTGGCACAAGATTGAAGAGTGGGAGCAGCAGGAAAGCCTGCCGTTTAAACTCCGTAAGACATTCATCAACGAGGGGCAGCGGCTATGTACCCGCGAGCGCACCCGCAGGAATCGTGGTCACGACTCCGATAACTTCTTTTACACCTCCGAAGTACTGCATCAACTCCTCCGAGATGTATGGAACTACGAGGGATGGTTGGACACACCTGATATGTCCTCTGAGTTTGTAGCAAAAACAAGTAAGCCAAGCGAAGGCAACAACCGCTTGGCTTTATTTTCTGACTTGGCCCAGGCAGTCAACAGTTTAAACAGTACAGATAAGGAACTGCTGCGGCAACGCTATGCCGATGGTGGCATTGAGTTTGATGCGCTCGCTGAGATGTATCAGGTATCTGAGGATGCGTTGCGTAAGCGAGTTAAGCGTGCGTTGGTTAAGTTGCAGGACAAGTTGGGTGGCGAAGCCCCAGTATGGAATGGTCGCCGTAAGGCTAAATCAAATGCTCAGTCCAGAGCAGAACTTAGGGAGGCAGAGGGCAGTGTTTAAACAGTGGATTGCTGCTAAACTATTTGATGTTGGCGCTTGGATAATGGACAAAGCAGCAGAGCAGTTAGATGACTTCGAACTATTTGATTGGGAAGATGGAGAGGATTGCGAATGATTATTGGATTGAGTGGCTACGCACAGGTAGGCAAAGATGAAACAGCAAAGATACTTGTAGAGAAGCACGGGTTTAAACGACTCGCGTTTGCTGACCCGATTCGTGAAGCGATACTCGGACTCAACCCTAAGGTAGATTCCATCACCACTGTAGGTGACTTGGTTGCTGACTATGGTTGGGATGTTGCTAAGCAGAACCCTGAGGTACGCCGTCTATTGCAGGCTATGGGTGCAGAGGTAGGGCGTAAGCAGTTTGGTGCAGACTTCTGGGTAGTCGTAGCGCTGTCGCAGATTGGTACCGCTACGAATGTAGTGTTCACTGATGTTAGATTCCCTAACGAGGCGAAGGCATTAGCCGATATGAATGGTGCCATTGTGCGAGTGATACGCCCTAACACCAGCGCAGTCAACGACCACGAGAGCGAAGTCGCTATGGATAGATACGATTTCGATGCAACGATTCTTAACAACGGAACACTTGAGGACTTAGAGAACCAGGTAGAACGAGTGTTAAAGTTGTTTAAACAGTGAAAGAAAAAGAACTCTTCCTTTGGTTAAAGGATAATCTTTATCGTGACCTTGAGAAATCAGAAGGCGAGTTTGATACATTCGATTGTAAGTCTGACTCGATGAAACATTACATCGAACTCAAGTCGCGGTTAACACATTACGACACCTTGCTATTGGAAAAGAAAAAGTACGATGCCTTAGTGGGTCGTGCTCTATACCTTGGATACCAGCCTTGGTATATCAACAACACACCCAAGGGTATCTACGCCTTTAACTTGGGCATCATCAACGAACCCGAATGGGAAACCAAGTGGCTACCTAAGACCACTGAGTTTGGTGACAAGGGAAAGATGGATAAGTTAGTTACATTCCTTGATATATCTACCGCGACTATTCAGGTGCCGTTGTCGTAGGTATGGATGATGCGGATTTCTTTGCACGCTTTCGTGCGTTGCAAGATATACACATTGCTAAGTTTAAACGCAAGATAATGGTGGCTAAGCAACCTGAGTCCGATGATTATTGGAAGGGTTGGAACGCAGGATTAGCGTGGGCAGAACGCATACTCGATGGAGATAAATCTGCTGATTAAATAAAGAAGCCACGCGAGGGACTGGAACCTCAAGCGTGGCTTCGGGTATTAGTGTAGCACTACCTTGCTATCTTTGATGGGTAATACGAGGTGAAAGACCTAGGCGCGCCAGTCATCGGGTCCATTAACTTCCACCCTATTGCCCGCCTCATACGCTCCCTGTCGATGGGAACCATCCCACCCCACACACCGAAGCGCTCGTGTACTAGCGCCCATTCCCTGCACATATCTAGGATTGGGCAACCCCCACATATACGCTCGTACATACTCTTCTCCTCAGCACTGAACTTATCTTGATTCGGGTAGAAGAACTCTGTATCCGTACCAGCACAGGCACCCTGTTTAAACTTCTCGCCATTGTAGGCCAGTGTGTATCCACCATTGCCATCGTTTGTTTTGATTCTATTAAACTGTGGCTTTTGTATCTGAGGCATAGCCCGCTCCAATCAAGAACTCGGTAACACAATCTAGGAGTATGTCCACATTGACACTGCGCGTAAGCGTAGGCTCGCCGAAGGGCTCGCGTTCGCTAGAGAAGGTGAAGCCTGTGTGTATGAGGTGCGCGCGTAGCGCATCCTTTAATTCATCGTGCATTAGTACCA